AATTTTTTGTTTTTCCAACTAGCCCACCTCCTACGGATAGGTATAGTTCGTGTAGACCTTCCCTGCTGTTTCCCTGACGTTCCCAAGCGCACCAATGACCGCTATCGGGTTCGTCGGGGCTGATAATATCGTTATAACCGCGTTGATATACCTGTGCAGGCCACCAATATAGTCAAACGAATACACATGGTTTGCCATGTTCGCACCAGTGATAGCAAGTGTTGCTGCCTGTAGCCCAGGATACGAGGGCGTCCATACGCCACCGACGAAGCTACCAGGCACACCGTCACAGAACCATTCCCCGTACATATCGGGCATTTGCCCAAGATCGGTCGAACCATCGTCACTCTCATGAATAACCGCCGTGATCGTGCCTGTCGTGCCAGCACCAACGTCAAAGAACAGGGTTGCTGACTTGGCCTGCATACCAGCTTTCAACGGTGATGCATACGGAGCGAATGTATCCAACCATGCTGTCGTAGTAGCCGACACCGCACCTGCTGCAAGTAAGTGGCGAGGTACTACGATATGACCTAATTCACGCTGTGTCATATTTTTTTCCCTTTCTTACTTGACTTGATAGATACGGAGTGCTTCAGGCAAGACCACCTGCGCACCTACGCGCTGTCGTGCGTAGATACCTATGAGTGAGTCTTCTACCCAGCGTTCTGCCAGTCTCTTAAACGACATACCAACCCTGTCTACAATGGTGTATCCACGCTTAAAATCACCCAGGATGCCAACGTTTGCACCAGAGGCAACAGCAGGCAAGTCTGGTAGTTCTACATACGGAACACCCAAGATCGTATTCGGTGCCTTGTCCATGTAGGCTGGCTGCCAAATATACTCGTATGTTCCAGCCGCGTAACGCAGCTTACGTAACGCCGCTACTGTTGAGCGTTTGAAACCCCACGTGGCATTCGCCGCGTAGTAGTCAGGTAACGAATAGAGACAGTCCATCAAACTGTCCGTATCAATCACACCCGTCGCCGCGCTCTGCGTGACCAGGATATCAGGATGCGTCACAATGCCTTGCGGCGTGAGGGCTGAACTCCCATTGACGAACGCTCGTCCTTCGGCAACACCGAACTGCTCAGAAAATTCGTTGCGAAGCTCGGTCTCGATGTCAAAGTTTACGTCCTCAAGGTCTTGATCTGAGATCAGTACCAGGGCGTACATTTCGTTCGTCGGTATTTCAATCCTACCGAGTGAATAGCCAGTCAGCACCGAACGCTCGACTTTTTCACCCACCCACTGGGCGGTGATGGTGCCTGTACGCTTCGGTTGTTGTACCGACTTATTGGCGGTTGTGCGCACGTTCGCAAGATTGCGAATAGGGCTAAAGGCGATGTAACCTTTAATGATCTGCGCAACGAATTCGGGCGGTGCGAATAAGCCACCTGCTGTATCCTCAGCCGAGACTAATGGATTAGCGGGATAGGCTTTCTGCTCACCCTGAAACCCAGGTATAGGCGGTGCATCAGCAGCATTCGTCAATTGCACCATAGATTTTTCTTCAGGCTTTAGCGACGGATACCCATGACGCATGGCCTTCAAAAATGCCTGCTTCACCTGGCGGGCGCGATGTTCCTCTTCATCGCTTTTTTCGCCAGCAGAGAGCGGTGGCCGTTGCTGGATGGCCTCGAAACGCTGAATGGCTTCCTCAAGTTTATCGTGCTTCGACTTAGTTTCCCCAAGCTCCACACCATGTTTCTTGACTTCCTCCTCCAACGCCGTATAGACATCGCGTATCTGTACCACCGTCCTCATGAACTCGTTGTATTCTGTTGTGGTCAGAGGCAAATGTTTCCTGCCTTACGTCCCACCTGCGCTCATACTTTGCCTGATCGACGCGAGCAAGTCAGTGATATCCACTTCAGGCTCGTATTCACCAGGCACGCTAGGAAACATCGGCGCGTAGGATGCATTTCCATTAAGCGGCGTTGACGGCACAGAAATTTTTCGATTTCCCTGTGTCAAGGTGCCTAATATATCAAGCCCACGGGTGATGCTGTATTCGTCAGATGACGGCTGGGTTTTCCCAGTGTCATCGGGTGCTGGTGCTTGGTCGCCACCATTGGCGTCGTTATCTATAAACTTGGTAAGCTCGCCCAGGTATTTCGTGATATTTTCTGCAATGGTGCGCAACTTACTACGTGAGGCGTCACTTAATGTTCGCCCTGCTTTGGCTTCTTTGAGGGCAAGGTTCAGATAGATTTCTGCCTGATCTGCTGCCATAAAGCTGAGCATACTATTCATAGGCATCATGCCATTGCCATTGCCGTCTCCATCCCCACCATCGCCGTCCATCCCATCCATAGCGTCACAAGCATCGCTATAACTGGATAGCCAATCTTTGAGAGCGTCACCATACTGGCCGAGCATGGTATCTACCATCCCATCCTGGTCGTCTATGCTGTCGTCATTAAAATTTTGCAGCATGGTATAGGCCAGCGTGTCGTTCATGCGAAAGTACGTGTTTAATAGCTGGGCTGGTAGTTTGCTCGCCCAGGCTGAAGCGAAATCCTGCTTGAAATCTATCTCAATGCCAGCATATTTTAGCGGGTCAAGAGGCGGGTCGTCTGGATATTTTTTCGTGATACGACTACGCATGGTATTGACTTTAGCAAGCATAGCTGCCTTGTCTCCACCTGGGTCTGCGCCCCTGGCTCCTGAAAGTGCATTGCCCGCCGCAATCACCCCAGCCACATTAATCTGTGGACTCCCATTGACAATATCCGCGAACGGATAGCCGTACGACCCTAACAGTTTCGGGTCTCCATCAACCTGCAAATGCACTTGGTTATACTTGCTTGGAATAGGGTTGCCGTCCCCATCTGTACCCCAGGCTTTGTACTGCGACCTGGCTTTGCCAGCATCCCAACTATCATTCCTGGGGCCGATGGGCAACCCTGTATTGCCAGTGGCAGCTTTAACATAACTCACTACTGCTTCAAGCTCAAACTGTTCCTCAACGAATTCCTGCTCGCCAGGTATCTCAGGGAACTTTTTGAACCCACCAGGTAGTTCGGGGACGTAAATTTTTTTCTGATCTTTGGTGTCTAAAATCGGGGCTAATGGATTAGCGGGAAACGTCACTTGCGAGACTTCGTGCAGGCGTATTTCGATTAAGTGGCGGATATCACCCTTATGCTCGAACCTGATAGCGTCGTAGCCAAACGATGACCCGATCATTTTATTTTCTGCCAGGTCAAAGGCTTGGGCTGCGCGTGGAATAGACAGGACTAGCTGTGCCTCGTAAATAACGCCCTTGCTATCCTCAGATAAGGCTTTAATCCCACCTATCGGTTCCTTGCGGTCATGCTGCCAGAGGTCAGCGCACAGCCACGGATTAGATTTTTTGTTGGCTGAACTGTTTAAGTCAGAGATCGTTTTAGAAAATGACCCTGGCTCAATCACATCCAAATAGCTATCTACAAACGGCTGACCAGTCAAATCGTTATAGACGGTTAGGTATGCTGTGATAACACCCTTCTTACGATTGTAGTCGGCCTGCTTGTATTCCTCTGGAAGCCACAAAGAAACCGCGCCAGCAAGTTCTTTTGGCTCGCGGCTCGGCACGGGGATATCGTTAATATCGACACCTAATGAGACAGCCATGACTCAATCCTTACTGTCCCACCAGTGATTGCTTAAAGTTTACATCAAAAACGCAAGAGTTACAAGACTTTAGACTTTTTGCAGCTTCGCCCACCGTTCACTAAAAAATTCTGACACCTCTGACAAGTCCTGTGAAAAAATTATGGTGCATCTGCAATTAATAATATTGCTTGGGTCTGCCCCTAGACTGGCATCTTTGGGAAACTGCATCTGATCTCCACCCACGTCAAAGGGCTGGTCAAACGGGACTACCTGACCTTCGGTGTCTTTATGTGCATCGCGCACTTTACTATCACCTGCTGTGAGCCAGGTCTTGGTCAATGGCATCCCCAACTGCGAGGCTGCTGTATAGCTGCCTGCGTTATACGCGGTTACTGCCTCATTCTGCGCGATCAAGGCAGCACGGTCTTCGCCGTACCCCTGATACACGTCACGTAAACTTTGTGCCAGATCATCCACACCTTTTTCTTCGGTTTCCATATCCGTAAAGACGGTTAGAATTTTTTGCTTCGTGGTGTCGTTGATGTCGTCAATGGTCGTACCAGCATAATGCCCCAGCATGTCTATGCCCTGCTTTGTAAAGATTGTAGACTTATGCTGAAACTGTAGGCTAATGGCATGAGCCGCACCCTCAGCAATGGATGCGTAGTAGCCAGCAAACAAAGGCTGAAGCTGTTGCTGGTGTAACTCTAAAGCAGCCATGACTAATGGCTTCGCAGCACTCAGCGATTTCTGATGCGCCAGTGCTTGGATTAAGGTTGCCAACTCACCAGTAAAATACGTCTTCATAGCCTGCGTAAAATGGCTATAGTACACCGAACGCTGATGCTCGATTGCCCGATACATAGCTTGCAGGTCGGCTTTAGAATTTTTTATTTCGGTGATCTGATAAAAATTTTCACGTAAGGTTCCTGGCTGCGCGATCATTGGCACGGGATTTCTGGACAATGACGTGCCAGGAATTTTATTGCTGCTAGGGTTGCCCATGCTACTTGCTGCTGCTGGCGAGGGCGGTGGCATAAGTGGCGGAATAGACTGTGGCCCCATCGGAGCGACACCCTTCCAAATATTTTCCATCGCGTCCAAGAACTGTGAAAAATTATTTTTTCTAACAAAGAACATTGCGCCCAACCTGTAAAAGTCGTCAACATCAGTGACCCCTTCAAGGTCAAGATCAGCCGCCGTCATATTAAAACTACGCACTCCTGTATTCCACTCGGCCAGCGTGGTGACACTCTCTAACTGACGGTTACGGCGCAGTGACTCAATCGGTTCTTTATCATAGTCGGCTTCAATACTATCGCCATAAAACGGCACTAAGAACCCGTTTAATTCATCCTTGATACGCTCCATTAATGGAAAGCAGGTAAACTCCCACATAGCGAGTTTGGCCTCAAGCTCGTTATTGTAAGTCGAATACTGCTTGTCATTCAGCAGTAACGGGTCTACGCCTATGGCCGATGCGATCTTGCGCCCAGCAGAACTATCACTATTAATCCAGTCTGCATCTGTTGGATTGATTGCCAACTGGATATAGGATAACCCGTTTTCTAACAGCATGGGCATCCCAGCCGTGGCCTTGCCGCGCCCATACTTTTGATAGATTTCCCGCTTGAGTCTGGTTCGTGCTTCGTCACCAAACTCTGATTGCGACACGAACGCACCTGACGGACGTGCCATATTTTTCATGAGATTAAAATTCCACTCTTCCCCAGCCTGCTGACGCTCGACGACAGCCGCAGCTACCTGTACAACACTCAGCCCAGACAATTCATCTAGTGGATTAAAAAATCGAAACGGCAAGACCTGCCAGGCGGAATAATCTTGAAAGCGGTTATGCCCTTGCGGGTCGATGACCTGATACCTGTAAATCGTTGGCCTGCCATCGTCCCCGCATATTTGCTGCACCAGGTCTGGTCGCAGGTTATACAGTGCATTGGGCGTGATGCCCTGACTGTACTGTGCAGGCGCACCAGGAAACGTCCCATACATATAATTCGTCCCAGCAATCATCCAGTAGCTAATAAGCTGCTCGATAAATGCCGAGCGAGATTTTTCTGGATTAGGCTTGGCAAAAAGTTTTTTTAACGGGTGATTAGCTATCGGCACTCGTTTCTTTTTTTCGCCAGTGCCTTTCAGGTATACATCCCAATCCAAACTAGCACACGCTTGCGCGACAATATTGATTGCGCGGTACACCACGATATTCTGTTCATAGGCAATGGCAAACTGGCGCATGTTACGAGGGCTATACAACACTGTTTGCCCCGACGCTACTACCCCTGATTGCGTCACTAAAGGCGGTGCTTGTTTTTCCTCATCCTTCAACAGCCAGTCAAGAATACGAGATCGAACACTCATAGTAGGCTACCTTTGTCCCACCTAGCTATGACATATACGCTGGATAGCTCATTTTATGCACAATTTTCAAAACGATGCATAGGCTTTCGTCACCCACTACAGGCGGTGTGAGCCTATGTGCATAACACACAAAACGCTGTCTGCTTTCGACGCGCACTACAGGCGAGTCTATTACCTCTTCCAACTGTACTGGCACGGACATGCGTTCCAATATAGCAGATGATAGATTGTATTGCTACCGTACGTCAGGCCATCCCACAGCCTTCCTACGATGTTTAGCATAGTTGACCTGTAACTCTAGTATTATTGTTATCAACCCTGGCCTCGCCGACCCTAAGCGATGTCAATGGATGACCTAGAAATTGAAGGCATGGTTTCGTTCAGGCGAGTTTACCCTATGTTTCCCACTCACGATCAAGAAACGCAAGCCGATCATCTGCGCGACTTGGGGCTGCGTGAACTGAAAAAATTTTTTCAACGCCCAGTCTTGCCCGTGTCGCCACGCTATCGAAATCATCCTCCAATAAAAATTCACCCAACTCACGGTTTTCCTGTAAAATTTCTTGGATAGCCGCGAGTTCTTCTACCTCCGTTAACTCAAGATTATCTATTCTAGGCACCTGAAACTCGAATAATTTTTGCAAAATACTCGTTGCATCCACCTGATCGTCATGACCCGATCTTGGAAACCCCGTTAACTCACGCTTGTACTCCGCAAATCCAGGCATCGTGAACGAAAAATAAAAATTTTGCGAGGCAAAATAGATAGCAATATTCTGTAACCTGGCTACTTTGTCCGTCACAGGCCGATAGCCAAGCACTGGCATAGTTCTTTTACCTGGCCCACCCCGTTTTAGCCGTTGAATAATCGCTTTCTGATACGCGACATCCTCAACAATAATCGCCCACAGTCTGTACGCATTGGCAGCCATCGTATAGAGTAACTCTTCACTCTCAGGAGCCTCCATCTTATCGCGCACAATTTCCAGTAAAATAAATTGCATGTCAGGCGTCACCGCCCACACTAAAAAGACCGTATAATCAGCTTCCTGACTTTTAGATACCGCAAAATCGGTCGTGATAACCGTTCTACACGATGCTTTTGACACCATTTTTCGGTTACTACCCAGCAACACATAGTGCGTTCCTGCATCTTGATAGGGAAACAGCACATGACTTTTGATAATTGCGCCCTCTTCGGCGGTTGGCCTCTGCTGGTACTGGGAAAAATAGGCAGTCACTAAGCTGGCGCGTAGATATGTGAGGACTTCTTTCGGAAACTTCGCAGGCCAGAGTTCTTCACCCTCTCGCGTTCTAGGGTCTGACCACCCTATACAGGTATATGTTTTTCTAGCAGGTTCAAATTCAGCAGGCAAGCACAGATATTCCCACCCACCAACCTCTAACACATGCCCTATCAAATCCATCTCATGCACTCTCTGCCCGATAATCAGCATACGCCCTGTTTGCTGGTCGTTTAACCGCGAGGTCATCACCCTATCCCACCAATTGAGCGTCGCGTTGCGCATCGCATCACTCTCACCCTCTTGGATATTATGCGCATCATCGCAGATGACTGTATCGGCACCCTCACCAGTCGCAGCACCCTCAACGGATGTGCTTATTCGGTAGCCATGAAAATTATTTTCATAGCGCGACTTACTATTCTGGTCGGGCAACCATTTATACACATGCCCAAATCGTGATTGATACCACGTGCTGTCGATTAAGTCACGACACCTCTGACTATCACGGACTGATAAACTCATAGCATACGAGGCACATAAAAATCTCATAGCAGGAAACTTCACCCACACCCACGCAGGAAACGCCACAGACACAATAGAACTTTTTGAGTGGCGAGGCGGAAGTGCAATGGCGAGTTTTTTTATGTCACCCTCAATGACAGCTTGGAGATGCTGACAGATGACATCATGGTGCCAGTTCCATTGGAGCGGTGTATTCGGTTCAAAAATTTTCCAGGCTTCACGGAAAAACACTGAAAAATTTTTTTCTAACTGAAGTAACTCTTCAGCGCGTTCGAGTTTTGCTAGGACATCTAGCTGTTCTTTGGACGTGACTGATCTTCACTCTCAGTCCCACCTGAAAGGCTATGATCTCTATTCTGAAACTGTCTCAGCCGACGAGTGATACGTGGCTGTTCTGCTCTTGGCCTATACGCTCTACAGTATGCAGGAAAGCAAAACGGACACACCCAGTGCGTGATGTTATTATGGTTCATATGATGCCACCCAATTTCATAGGCACACGCTAATGCATCCTGCATGAACGGTCGCTGCACTGTTTCACTTACCCATAATACCTGCCAGTTACTACACCCGTCAACCCCACAGAACACAACCCACGCAGTATGTAGCCCAACGAGACTCCACTCATTCTTCCAAGAAAAATTTTCTAGTTTTTCTATACGCATTGTCCCACCATAAAAAAACACCCCTGAATTTTTTTTTACCTGTACGTTGTTCACGACACGACACCCGCCAGGAAAATTGACGTCACCAAAATTTCTAACCGACAGTATGTAGTCAACTGCGACATCGAAACTTCCACCCTAACATGTTTTTTCACTTTGTAAACGAACTATGAATTTGGGATGACCCCGCTTCGCGGCTACCGCAACTTGTAAACTTTTTCTGGCCCACGGCGACATGTAAACTTTTTCTAAACATCTCACTAGCTATCGGTCGGCTATCGACTACTGGCTACTGCTGCGACTTCAACGACGACTACGACTACGACTGACCTACGACATTGGCTCGGTTATATAGACGGGGGATTATACCCCGCGACCTAGCGCGTATGCGGGTTCCCAGTGTGCCACCCAGTGGATAATCACTCGGTTATACCCCCGCTATCTACTACGAAGACTACCCGTATACTACCCTGACCCATAAACCACTGCTTATGGTCTATCAATGCGCACTGTAGGCGACACGGCCATGTACGATACAGACCCGCGAGCCACAGGGCCACTAGAGCCACCGCCAGAAACCACCGACACTATCTCACGACCCGCCAGTTATATGTAAAATTTTTCGGCCAGCTATATGTAAAATTTTTTCAGGGCCAGTTATCTGTAAAATTTTTCTAAACTGGCGACTGGCGAAATTTTTTTCGGCTCGACGGCTGCGGGCCAACAGGCTGTTCACTTTCAAGGTCACTTCCAAAGGTCGATCCTATCTCACACTATCCCAAGATATCCTATTCCTGTATACGGTGTAGTCTTATACTGTAGAGCTTA